CTCATCACCACTCGCATCCCGAAATTGCCCAACTCGGCGTACTCTGCGATCGCCCCGGTGCCCGGAAGCGGTTGCGGCAACCGCCGGATCACAAGCCCAATGGCGTCCTTCGCGAACGCGATGTTGTGAGTCGTTACCGGAGCGCTGCCCGTTTTTGGCACGAACTGCGAACGGAAGACGAAGAAGTCCTTGACCTTCCCAATTGTGCCGTCCACAATCGCCCGCAGGCCGGCGTCACCGGCAGTCTGGAACTCACTGAACCGCGGGATCTGACGCCACGCCGAATACGTCGCTGCGTCTACCACCATGAATTTCTGCTCGGTCGACGGCAGCTTCGACAGGAAGAGCGCCGTTTCTGCCGCGTCGATCACCTGCTCGGTAATCGGCGTTCCCGGCGCGCCGACCGGAGCGTTCGCTGTGAAGCCCGCGTACAGGTTCAGAAGATCCGTTTCCACCCGCTGTGCGATCGCCGCTACCGCGGGCTGCATATAGATCTTCAGAAGGTCCGGAACCGCCAGGACCTTGGTTACGTCCGGGATCTGGAACGTCGCTTCCACGTGCGTGTTCAGCACGATCTGCGCATTTCCCAGACTCGGATTCTGCGTTTGCACCGTACCGCCTTCAATGATGTTGTTCGCCACCATCACCGGCGGAATCGGTACGTTAACTGTGTCGCCGGCTTGTGCCAACACCGGCTCGTAGTTTCGATTCACAAGGTTCCCCATCACGAGGTTCCCGACCAGTACCGGCAATGCGTCCGCCGCCACCAGTTTTACAATCGCGCTAGCGACATTAGTTGAAGTAATAGCTGCCAATTCATTTCTCCTGGTAGAACGGGCCTTTTAGCCTGTTCCTCTTCTCTCTTGTTCTTGTTTCTTACGCGCCCCGAAGGGTCTCGGATGCCACGCGCACGATTTCCTCGCGCACTCGTTGCATCTCCTCCGCGCTCATACCCGGGCGGATTTGCTCGATACTCACCGATTCTCTGCTCGCCACCGGAGCTTTATGGGTTGCCGTCATCCCGGTGCCCCCCGTAATGCGTGCCGGCAAAAACTCCGGATTTTCCGTGACGAACGCGGTGAGATACTCCTTCAATGGCATCTCACCGCCTTCACCTCGAGCGACCACCCGCCCGTCCTCCGACCGTGTGACTCCGTCCTGCACCGCCTTGTAAGCAAGGTCGATCTTCGCCACACCAAGCCGTTGCAATTCGGCTCGTACCGCCGAACTACGTTCCGCTTCTGCCGCTATGTGCCGGCTGCGTTTGTTCTCCTCCGCCATCTCGTTCAGCCGCCGCTCCAGTTGTTCCCTGCGATTGCGCTCCTCCTGAAGTTCGGCTCTGTGAGCAGGTTCACTACTGGCCTGCTGGCTGCTCGTGAATTCTTGAATTGCCTGCCTTACAATTGATTGAATGTCGATATCGTCCATACACCTCCTACTCGATCTCTAGGGGACAGGCCGTCACAATTCCTGTACTGTCAGCAACCACCTCCGCCCCTTAACCCACATTCCCGGCTTGCTCGTCGATCTCCTCAGCCACACGGTTCTTAATCTCCTGCCGTGCGTCGCACAGATACTTGAACGCCAGGCTCTTGAAGACCTGCTTCTTCAAGGTCTCGGACCCGATTCCCAGTTCCAACAGTTTCTTGGCGTCGTCCAATTCGTCGCTAAAATCGTTAATGTCGAACTCGTCCATCCCCGAAACATCGATGGAGAGGCCGTCCTGCCGCGCCGCCGCGATGGCCCACAGCACCTGCTTCAAAGTGTCTTTGACCGCATCTCCGTAGGCGCGCAGCACCTCTTGCGTCACACTGAAGTCCCGTTGCTTGCTAACACCCGAGACCCGCAAATCTCCGGCGCTCGGTGTCCCGGCCTGGTTCATCAGATAGCAGACGCGGTAGATTTCGTCCTTCAGCCGAACCAAATTGTCCGCCGCTATCTGATAGACCTTGCCCTCTGGCTCCGTCCACCCAAAACGGTCGTTTGGATCCAGTTGGATATAGTAGGATTCGCCGACGATCTGGTTGAAGGATCGCTCCGAATACACCACCGGCGTCGCGAACAGCCCCATAGTTAAGGCCCACGAAAGCGCATTCGACTTATTGAAGTGCTCCATCTGCAGCGACGCGGACTTGTTCATGAGCCACAACCCGTCCGTCACCTTCATCTGAAACACCGGCACCCGCCGCAGAGATGCCAACCCATGCCGGCCTTCGTCCAGCAATTCAATTGGGCTGTCAATCTTGGATTTCCGGAAGATCTGGTAGTTCTCCCGGTCGTAATACAGCCACCGCGTCTCTCTCTCCCATTCCGTGTCGGTGACCTTTGACTGACGCAGGCAGGACGTCCGGATGACGACCCACTCAAGCCCGCCCGTCTGGTCGTAGTTCCAATTGATCACCTCGTCCGGACCGTAATCCACCAGGTAAGCGCGCGACCGTCCCGACGCATCCTCATCCGCCCGTGTCAGGGCGGCGCCGTCCATCCGGGGAAAATCCACCACAATGTAACTGCTGCCGCAAACCAGCGTCTGTACGAACCTTTGCCGGAAAAATTCGCTCAGCTTGGTTCCCTTCAGATCGCAGTCCTTCGACAAGAGGTTGTAGAACTCTTTTGCCGGACCATCGCTTCCCTCGAACACGATCGCCGGTTCCCGCCGTATCAGTGTCGCCGCATACCAATCGATAATCGACCCGATATAGTTCTCGTAGAACACGCGGCTCAGGCGCTCCTGATAAACTTCACCCGGCTCCTTGTGCCGCCGCACTAAGTACTCCGACGAATTGGCGCGAAGTCTTTCTCCGCCCGCGTACAGGTCCTTGTACTGCCTCCACATCGCCTTCCTGGCGATATACTCCGGATGTTCCCGATTGATATTCAGCATTGTCTCCACCTCGTCTTGTGGACCAGATAGTCCAGCCTTCGGCGAGGCTCACTTCCAGTTCCACCTACCAAGAAACCACCCTCCCCCCGCCTCGTTCGCCAGGCCCGCCACGGCACTCCTGCCATAACAAGTACCCCAGGGCGTCGGACAGGTGCGTTCTGCGACGGTCACGATCTTTATCGATCTGATTGCTGTCCTCTTTGAAACACACTTCCTCGAAGTCCTGAATCAGTTCCTTGCACTTCGGATCCACCGTCAAGCCGACAATTCCAGATGCGGACTTCAATTGCTTGTTCGTCAGGTTCAAGCGGTCCTTTACCGGAGGATTTGACTTAGGAACACGCCGCTCCAACCGGATGTTTGCGCACGCCCTGAAGTACTCTCGAATCATCTCGTAGTCCGATGCGCCACTCGTCTGCGCGTGAAATCCGGAGGCGTCTCCATAAATTGCCACCCCGGCTTCGTGATGCGGATAACGCCTGCAGAACTCCTCGCAAGCCTCGTTCGTCGTAGCGTGCCGGATTACGATTTCGTCCAGAACTCTCACTCTTTGTCCGTCCACCTGCGCAATCACCGAACTCATCGGATCCACATTGAAATCCAATGCCCACAACAAGGGAAGCTGCGGATCGACGCATGCCGCCTCCACGTTCTGATCTCGCGTGAAAGCCGAATAGACTCGTCCGCCCTCCTGGCTGACGTACAGCCCCAGTACCTCTTGCTCGAAGAACTTCTGGTCATAGCTATTAGCCAATTGGTCGTAGTAATTGCCAACCTTGCCGAGGAGGTGCCGATTCTCATAGGCCGGCGCCTTGACTAAGCCGTACCCCTTGGTTTCCTGCGTGACGAATTTCTTGTAGACCCAATTGAACCCCTTCGGCGTCCAAACTGCGAAACCGCAGAGTCGCGTGGCTTGAGGATCACGCAACCTGCCCTCCAGACGCAGCCATGACTCTTCCTGCGTATAGGTAAGTTCGTCCAGCCCAAACCATGCCAGGTTTGTCCCGCGAAGCCGTTCGAACTCTTCCACCGATCGAAATAGGATCTTCGATCTCGTTTCCTTCATGACCAGCGTGTTCTCGGCCTTATTGACTTCGTACGGAATCTCGTTGAGATCGAGGATTTCCAGCAGGGATGCCTGCGTGGCATCCCGCAACATCGGATAGGTCGGGGCGCCCAGCAGGCCGAGCCGCCCCGGGTTCAGATAGCTGAGTTTGATGGCTTCCTGGCAGAGAGCCTGACTTTTACCACTTCCGATCGGCCCCGAATACCCTTTAAACCGCGTCGACAGTTCGTGAAACTCTTTTTGCGAAGGCAGCGGAACATAGGCTATTCCTCGGTATCTGACGTCACTTTCGGATCGATCCACGTGACCTTGATCTCCTTCGCTTTCTCCTGGTCGGATTCCTGTTCCAATTGCACTAACTTGAGATACTCTGCAATAGTGAGCTTGAAATCGTCGGACGCAATCCGCTTCTCGAATGCCGCAAGGGTCTTTTTCAACAGGCTGGACGCCCTGACCTTCGCCTTAGCCTCTTTCGATTGAACCCGCACCCGGCGGTCCTTGGGAGCCGTCGCTTTTGCTTTCTCCTTCATACTCAACCGTGCTCCTCAAAACAAATCGGCTCCGCAATCCGCGGAGCCGCGCAACCCTTTACTAATTTGAGACTATCATCTCCGCTATCTGAGAGCAGGATGGCGTCTTCTGTAACTTATTGAAACAAACGGCTACAATAAATTTCAAAAATTCGTGACCGCTTATCAGCCAGTCTTTCGGAGAGCCTTCTCACAGGTAACCCACCCCTCGCTAGGTACGCCGTTTCGCAGGTGCAGTTTCGTATTAGAGGTGGCGCGGACACTCGTGTCTGCCGCATCGACACTCGTGTCGAT